ATATGTGCCCACATCGCCCTCTCGCTGACGCGCAAGAATGGCTTTGCCTGAACGCTCATTGGATGTCATCCCCAAACTTGCGTTGTATTGTCCAGTGGTGGACTTGATGTCTTCCGATGCACCAGCTTTGGCTTGCAACAACCCGCTAGACGCCATTGGCGGCTGAGCACGCTGTGGCAGTGGCACAACACTGCCTTGGCCGTCTGTAACATCAGGATTAACCTCTAAATACGGCCAATTGTTGGTGTTAGCGGTCTTCCACTTGTCTTCGTAGCCTTCAAACTGGCCGCCATAGCCAATAAATGGCGCTTTTGGCGCTAAAGCCAGCATCTCAGCCTCTTGGCTCACCCAATAGTTGTACATGCGCTGGGCGTCTTTGGCGTTTCGGACCAAACCAGACACATACAGGCGGCCATCCACCTCAAATTCATTGCCAACAATCCGAATGACGGGAATATATCTGCCTGCCCATTCGCGTTGCTCAAGGATTTCGTACCCATTGATCTTGCAATACCGCACTTTTGGGCGGTCAGACTCGCGGGACTTTAAAGGCTCGCCGTAAAACGCTTTTAATTGCTTGTCTTCAGGTGTGCCAGCAAATGCCGTAGCGTTGCCAGGGTACAAATTCAGTGTTGCGCAGTCGTAATCAATGTAATAGTAGTCGGCAACGCGGACTGTGTCCTCATTGAGCCAATTGCTGATCGACTGGTCGCCCACACCCAACGACTGGAGCGTGGTGATCGGCGCTGCATCGGGATACATGCGCTCAAATTCTTCTTTGGTCAGGTCTTCGGTAATAAAACAATACTTGGCATCCGCACCCGTTGGGTCTTGGATCGTAGGATCCATGTAGACACTGAAACTGTTGCGTACACGGCCAATTTTGATGTCTTGGTCAAAAGAGTTGTCATCACAGTACTCAGTCAGCAGACGAATATACCCTTCGCCATAAGACACTTGATTCTCGCAAGCCGTGTCATAGGCCACATCGGCATCACTGATGTATTCAATGTGCCGGATCATGCCATTGAAAATGTCGGCCACCTCAATGTCGGCGTTGTCGTCCACAGGAATGACTTTAGCGCCTGGGCGGTTTTGCCGTTGGTCGTTAGTGACTTGCCGCACATGCTGGGGCAGCTTGTTAATGGTCAAGCAGGGACGGGCGTTGATGGTTTGGCCTTGCACCGCACCGCGGGTAGCCAGTACATCAGCAGGCCACTGCCAATGGTTGTCGGGCGAGCCAGCGTAGAACTTCAAGTCATCGTTTTCATCTTGACGGGAATCTGAAAGCGCAGACATCGCCATGTCCAACCTTGCACGCGCAACAGTCAGAATGTCTGAATCAGACTTCAGTGGTTTGCCGCCAGCAGCTACATTAGCCGCGGCGACCATTCCCGTTGGATCAGCCATTTTTACCTTTCGGTGTAGGCTTAGATTGTACAGCACGTTTAACTGCATATGCAATTGCCACGGCCTGCTTGACCGGCTTGCCAGCTTTGACTTCAGCAGCTACGTTCTTGCGAAACGCCTCTGGTGATTTAGATTTAACGAGGGGCATGTTATTTCTTCTTTGCCGTCTTAGCAGAGTCTTTAAAATCTTTGGCCGTAGGCGCTGCTTTGCTGCCCACTTTGTTCATCTTCTCGCCAGAGCCAGCTTTGATGCGCTCTTGTTTAGCATGAATTGCAGCGTAGAGACCTGGGTCACCGGGTTTTTTCATTTGTATGCTCCAACAGTAAGGTTTAATTTATCGTCGCCTAAAAATTGAGCGACATCTCGGCACAAATCGTAAAACGCATCGAATTCAAAATCTGATTTCATGCGGTTAATGGCTTGACAAACCAAAATTGTGTTTTCTGGAGTGTACCCAACATTGCTATCAATACGCTCTATGGATACCGTATTGAGTTTTCCTGTTTCTAACGTCATTAAACGCCCGCTGTACGCGCAAACATTGGCTTGCATATTCCAGCAATTTACAACATCGGCAATTTTAAGCTCAAACAATTGTTGGCGTTTGGCGGCGCTTTTCTTGGCGTTTTGCAAAAACACTTTAGCGCGGCCTTCAATTGTAGAATTTTGCTTTGCCCGTGAACGAAGATTGCCTTCAGTGCAACATTCTTTGCACCAACTGTGAAAGCCATCGAGAGTTAGGCCGTGCTTAAAAAACAAATTTTGAGGTTTGTTTGTTTTGCACTTAAAACACGTTTTCATTAACACTTCCATCTTTTAAGCGCCGCCTTGGCGCGTTCACCGTCTTTGGCATTCGCCGCTACCGCACCCATTCTTGCACAAAATGAATCCTTGCGGCCTTGGTCCGCTTTGGTCTTTGGATTAGGCGCTGGCGCTTTCAAGTTTGAACCCGTGGCCGCATTGTATTTTTCGCGCCCCTTTTCAGTCAAACCCGCACCCTTGGACACCGGCAACTTTTCACCGCGCCCGACAGATAAAGAAACTGATTTCTTTGTAGCCATGTTAAGACCCCATCCAACTGGTTGAAACTGCACCACGGTCTGAAGTCCGTAGTGTACGAGTTTTTTCATTGTACTCTCGGTGCGCCACAGGAAACGCAAAGGTCACGCAAATCGCATCCGCCGCATCAGGTGACGCCAACCCCCGCGCTTTCATGTCCTTCTTAGACTCCAAAAATATAGTTCCTTTGGAATCAGGCTTAATCATAGGCGAAATTAAATCAGTCTTCAAGAACCTGTCTTTAGGAATGCTTGCCGTCCTTAACCAATCCTTCATTTTGCCCCACATCTCAGCCCTCTTGTTGCCATACATGATAGGACTCGCACTCTTGTTCCCAAAGTTTACACCCTTAATCTTATACCTTTGCTCTTTCAACCTGTCCACAATACCCCCACCCAAACCACCCTCATCAATCACCACCAACGCAGGCTTCCACTCCTCAATCGCCTCAATAATGTGCCCCACCACCGTCATCGTGTCATCCCCCCGATGCCGCATAATCTTCACAATGTCCCGCCCCTGCCTCACCGCAATCACCGTTGCGTCCGCACCAAACCGCGCAGGGTCTACACCAATAATAATTGGCGCAGTCTCATCCTTGTACTTCTCCCTTGTCATCGCCTCATCCACAATGTCTGCCGGTATAAATTGATCATCCCCCTCTGACGGAAACATCCCATACACTTCAACATGCGCCTGACTACTCTCAGAACCATACTCCTGAATAATCCTCTCATACACCGCCTTGTCCGTTCCCTCCACCGTCCGCGCATCCACCACCCTAGTCGCCCAAAAATCCCTCTTACTGTTAAAACACTCGTAAAAATACCCCGTGTTGCGCCTCGGATTACTGAACGCCAACCAAAACCTATTCGGCGTGTCCTCCGTAAAAAATCCACCAGTAACAGACCATATCGGGTCCGCAATACCCGACGCCTCATCAAAGATCACCAACACACCATCATAGTTATGCACCCCCGCATAAGCATCCGGATTCTCCTCACTCCACAACCTACCCTCCACTCCCCAATACCTCGTCCCCTTCTTTAAATCCCCCTCCACCAATTCAGTCAACCACTTTGCAGGCGCTAACCTTGTTGCACTCACTTCAAACCAATGCGAATTGAGTGACATAGCCAACCACTTGGTTATCTCAGCCCAAGTAATACTCCTCAATTGATTCTCACTGTTAGCCGAAATAATAGTAGTTGAGCCAATCCTTGTAGTTAACATCCATATAGTTAACCATGAAACTAATGCCGACTTACCAATACCACGACCACTAGATATTGCTTCTTGCAATACTTTGTACATTATTTCTTGGTTAGAAGTTAGGTTAGATTTATTATTAGCTAATTCATTGTTTGTTTTAATATGATCAGTAATATCTTGCAGAATCTCCCTTTGCCATTTTCTTGGACCAGAGAAATGTTCTAGCGGCGTACCTTTAACACCCCACGGAAATACATACCTTACAAACGCCAGTGGATTATCTTTTAACGTAGGACTCCAAAGCCTTGCCATTAACTCTTGTTCATCTTCTGGTTTGTATATTGTGGTTTGCATGGCTTAGTAAAAATAATTTAAAAAAAAAATAAAATGTTCGTGGGGTATCCGTTACCGTGACCCATTAGCCCTCGGCCCTACCCCCCCCTGCTTTTTCTGAATCGCTTGCATCGCTTGAACTGATGCAAGGCACATCAACGATATCGACCAAGCGCGACTGCGCGGCCTGCAATGCTCCGGTGATTGAGATCCGATTGTCGGTCACGCTAACGTCCAGGCGGTCACCATAGACCTTTGGAGCCAGTTTGCTTGCTCTCCAACGCATCGAATCAAGTACAACACGCGCAGCATGGGAATCCATTGTGCCAGCGCTCACGGCCTCCTCAACCTCCTCCATGCGATCGAATAGAGTGTCAGCCTGCGCGACTCGCGCGCGCGTGTACTTGATAGCGAAGTCAGCGTCCGAAGCAACCCACCGCAACACAGTAGTGAAATGAGGCATTCCCTCATCTTTGCATACTTGACGCAAAGAGCGCCCGGTCTGTATCTCAGCAACAAGCCGATCTTGAATTTCCGTAACTTCTTCTATTGCATACGCCATTTGGTTTCCTCCAGTTGCTATAAATTCTCTCACAATCCCAATCCAACATCAAACCATAGGGTTTACCCTTAGTTTTAGTGTCTGCATCGTTTGAATCGATGCATCACTCTTTAGAGTGTGATGCAAATGATTCAAGAAACAACGCTTTTGCCCATTTTTGCATCAGTGCACTGATACGCATTGATTCAACCGATTCAAGCCAAAACATAGGGTAAACACCTAGAAAATAACTATTGCAACGCCACAAAATCCGTTACAATAAACGCATGGTGCAGCACAGTGCAGCATCTAAACCTAAAGGCAGATTATGAAAAAAGAACTTAGACGTCAACTAGCCCGGACAGCGGGCGGACAAGACTTGTGGCCAAGAAAAAGCGTGGCGCACGAGCTGCGCAAGCCGGGGTTCTTCCCCTACTCGCCCGCATGGGCAAAAGAGTCTATAGCTAGGCGTTTGGGTAACGCACTAGCAACCCCAGTGGGGAAACTACCGTAGACAGTGCCAGCTGCTGCCTCACGAGCTGGGGCAGTGGCTTACATTTTATGTAGTGTGCTTGGCTTGCCTGGTTTGATTGAGTCCAGGGGCTACATTCAGGGTTGGTTATCTGGTGGCGATATAACCGATAAGTCAGCCCAGCGCATATTTGGTGCAGCTGATAAGATTTTAAAGGCTGGAATATAAATGCACTCTCTAAGCTCATGCCGTGAGCTTAGGGGTCTGTATTTTGCAGGCTATAACCAACTGGAGAATAGAAAATGAAGCAACAATATAAAGTCACATTCACGTATCGTGGTTATATCGCTGGGGTTTTTTATAACAACAGCGAGAATGAAAAAGACGCTATCGATAGCGCAAAATGGTACATGCCAAATAAATGGACAAAAGTTAGTGCGGAATTAGTAAACGATGAAGAAATTGGAGAGTAAACCATGCACCATCACTACACTTACAAGCCCTCTCAGGAAGCGCTCGAAAAGCGTAGGGCTGCCGCTATGGACATGCTAGCCGTGTTGGCTATCGCTGCTGGCCTTACCCTGTTGGGTTTGGCCTACTTTGATATTCTTACATTCTAAGGACTACCATGCGAACCTATCAAATAGAATTGAAACGCATTAGTTACGTTAACATCATGGTTGACGCTGATGATATGACCGAAGCCGAAGCCCTTGCATGGAAAGACATAGAAAACAATTGTGTAGATATAAATGATGCTGATTGGGAACTTGAATTTATTGAGGAGTGGAAAGTATGATGCACCCCACAATGTCCCAGGCTCTCGCACCATTTGCACCCCCAGCTCCCACGGTGGCAGATCTTCAGGCCCAAATCAATGATTTAAAGGAGGAGATGGGTTTTTATCTCGAAGCCCTGACCTATATTTATGATGGAATTAATAATCATGATATTTACAGTGTCAATCAAGTTCGGGGTGTATGTGCCAGAGTGCTACCTTGATTGTGCTGCTGGCGCTCTTGCTGGCGGCTATGCTGGCGGTACTACTTGATCTCTGACTCACTCAAGCCCCCCAAAAATTCTAAGCCCCGTATGGGGCTTTTTTTATGACCTGCTCTCTAGCATCTTCAAAACCCCGGCCTATGATGACCTGGTGGCCTATGCTCTCAAGGTAACTGATCCAGTCTTTTTGTGCTGGTGACACTGTGCCGCCCTTTTCGCGCTTCATCTCGATCCATAAAAGCCACGCAGGCACCACTAAGTCGGGCACCCCTGAACTCACCCCCTCGGCCTTTAAATTAGCCCCTGCGCTGGCGCTTCTGATGCCTCCGTTGGGTATTGCAAGGATACGCGTGTCGGGATAGGTCTTTCGAAACCATGACACAAGCCTGACCTGCTCTAAGTGTTCTGAATTCAAAACGGAATTACCTCAACCCACAGATGACATTGATCTGGCTCACTTGCAAATGACTCGGGCGGCACGTCATTAAATTCATCACAAACCCCGTGCTTGTTATAGTTGTCGCAAAGGTGACAGACCTTGGGAGGCTCGGCTCGAAGGGTATTGAGGTACAGGGTAACGATTTCGGGTTCTGGGTGTCTCATTAATTCCAACTCCTTTTAAGTACAGTAAAAAACTTGCCTTCACGTTTAAATTCTATGTGGCTTGGCGGCTGGCTTTCAGTGAGCAGTTGCGCTATCTCGTGAAGGTCGCCGGTGTGACTTTTGCGGCCGTATCTGTAGCCTGATTGGTATGAAATGTCGGTCAATAGCCTACGGCTTTTTTCCCCTGCATAGCCGTCATGCGTCACTGCCAGGTATTCGGTCACTGGTGGGTCACTCAGCCCTCCATAGTAGGTGAGGGATAGCATCTCTTTACCACTGGCGCGGCTCAAATGCTTGCGCCATGTCCAAGCGGTAACCTCCATGTCTACGCCTTCAATTCCCATTATGTCAAGGTTGGACAGTTTCAAGGCTGGCTTTACTGGCTCGGGAAACTCCGTGCCGCAGGCTGGGCAGACCCGTACCGACAGGGCGCATATTTCTTGGCAGTGGTCGCAGACCTTAACCGGCGCTTCGCCCACCCTGTCACCCTTTTTAGGTGGTGGCCTCACTGCTGTAATTGGGCCATGTTGCTCAACTACACCAGCAAAATCCAATACCAGGCAATCGGTTTTCCCTTCGGCAATGCGAAGCCCACGCCCTGCCATTTGGACATAAAGACCTGGGGACATAGTAGGGCGCAGCATGGCTATCAAATCAATGCTAGGCGCGTCAAATCCAGTGGTCAGTACATTGGCATTGGTCAGCGCTGTAATGCGCCCTGCCTTGAATTCGGTCAGCATTCGGTCGCGCTCATTTGATGGTGTTTCCCCTGTCACGCACTCGGCAATGATGCCTTGCGCTACCAATGCATCCCTGATGTGTTGTGCATGGGCAACACCAGCACAAAAGATTAACCATGATTTTCTTTCTGTAGAAAGATTTATGATCTCGCGCACAACTTTTGCATTCTTGTCTTTGGTGTCCACCTTGGCCTGCAATTCTGATTCGATGTACTCGCCGCCACGTTTATGCACACCGTCCACCTCTAGTTTGGTGGTGGTCAGTTTAGACCGTAGGGTAGACAAGTAGCCTTTGAAAATCAATTCCTCGATGGATACAGGCTCGATCAGCGCATCAAAGATAGCCGGTTTGTCGGTGATGTAACCGTGCCCTAGACGATAGGGGCTGGCGGTTAGCCCCACGATCCGCAGGTTCGGATTGATGGCACTCAGTTCGGCAAGCAAAGTACGGTAGCCACCCTCATCCTTGTGGCTCACCAGATGAGCCTCATCTATGATAACCAAATCAACATGACCAATTAGCTTGGCCTTGGTGCGTACAGATTGAATGCCTGCAAACGTGATGGGTTCCCCCAAATCCTTGCGTCCAAGGCCTGCACTGTAAATGCCCAATGGGCAGTTAGGCCAGTGCTGGCGCATCTTTTCGGCATTCTGGGCAATCAATTCTTTAACATGGGTCAGCATCAAAATGCGTGTCTCAGGCCATGATTGAAGCGCGTCTTTGCACAGTGCGGCAATGATGTGAGACTTGCCTGACCCTGTAGGCAGCACTAAGCAAGGGTTGCCCTCATTGCCTGCCTCAAACCATGCGTAGAGTTGGTCTATGGTGCGTTGTTGGTAGTCACGTAACACTTAATAATCTCCATGCTGTTGCGGCACAGAGGGGGACTTGTCCGTTTCCAATGGCTTTAAGTCTGTCCACCCTAGCGGCCACCCCATCAGCCACTCTACCCACGTTGGGTTCAGTCTTCCACCATTCCCTGCCCCCATCAATCTGGCTTCCTCTATTGTCGTGTTGGCTTTCAGTTGTTGCCATGCTCCTGAACCACCGCACATACCCTTTGTTCTTGGAGTGGGCCACATCAGAACTAATCTGCCCAATCCTATCGCCCCATCGTTTCCCTTTTGGTTGATTTTCCGAGGCTTGCCATCTCTCGTTGGATAAAACTGATCGTTTTTCCCAATTACTGCACCTGAAGTTCCATCGCTGCTTGTCGGGGTGGGTACATAAAATCCAAATACGGTCTCTTTTGTGGGGTGCGCCAATGTCTGCTGCTCCCAGCACTCCCCACCGCGCATCAAACCCCATTGAGGCCAAGTCTCCAAGAACGGTTCCAAGTCCCCTAGAAGTGAGCATTGGTGAGTTCTCCACAAAGACGAATCTGGGTCGTACTTCGTAAATGATCCTCGCCATTTCTCCCCACATTCCTGATCGCTTTCCGTCAATCCCTGCGCCTTTTCCTGCGGCTGAAATGTCCTGGCACGGGAATCCTCCAGAAACAACGTCAACAAGTCCTCTCCATGCGAAACCGTCAAAGGTTTGAACGTCATCCCAAATCGGGAAAGGCGGGAGAAGGCCGTCATTTTGTCGGGCGCACAATACGCTTGCTGGGTAGGGTTCCCACTCAACAGCGCAGACTGTTCGCCATCCAAGGAGATGACCACCGAGTATTCCTCCACCAGCACCCGCGAAAAGAGCCAACTCATTTAATTCCCCTTGATTAGTCATCCCACCACCCTCCCATCCCACTCAGCCCTGATCTTGTTCACCGTAGGGTTAGAACAAGCCGCAGCATTAGCAAGCAATTCCTTGCTACCGTACACGCCCTCACTTGGCTCACCATTAGCCAAACCAAGGCCATCTATCTCATAGACCGCCACCCAATCGCTAGGGCTTTCCAAACGCTTCCAAGGCACCAGATCAGGGTGCAGTACATGGCTTTCACAACCTGCAAGTTGAGAGTCAGTTGGCACAATTGCATCCCATTTAGCACAATGCCACGTTGAATCAGACAATGGCGTAATGTGGGCGCAAGTGCGGCAGTTCACTTCTTTGGTGGTTTTGCTACCATGACAGAAGTCATGCCCCGCGCACATCTTGCATTCAAACCATGTTGGGTCGATGCTAATAGGTGGCGGCAGGCGGTCGGTCAGTGCTAGGCGATGGCCCTTGGCAATAGCCTTCACCGCATGGTCGCGGTCATACTCCAAACGCTCCGTGTAAATGCGGTCATCGTCTTTGCAGATAGCCACATACAAAGCCCGTTTTAACTCGGTGCCGTGCATGTACACCTGGCACTGGGTGAAATGCATGGGTTTGCTCTTGGCTACGCCATTTTTTTCTAAGTCGTTGAACGACTTGAGACTGTGGGTTTTGAATTCCAAAACGTGTTCAGTCTTGATTGCACCAGGCACCCCTTTGCCAATGCCGTCCAAGCTGCCGCTGACATGGCTACCAAAGTCAACCCTGCGCTGGGTGCCTGTCACGCTCATGCCAATGGCTCTCAAGTCACTGACAATCTGGTTTTCTTCATTGTTGCCACGCCGAAACAATCGCAAGATGCGGCCTTTGAATTGTTCTTGCACTGCCCACCGAAACGAAAGCCACAGCCAACGTTCGCAATGGTGGCCTAAAGTGCTGGCCCCCATGTGAGCACGGGGCTTCTCTAAACGTGCTTCATGGGCTTTGTCAATCAGTGAAGTTATGGTAATCTCTTGTTCGGGAATCTGCATGGTTCTCTCCTGTTGAGTAGTTGACCCCGCCGTTACAAGCGGGGTCTTTTTTTGCTTACTTCTTAGCCCAAGGTGGTGCAGCCTTGGCAGGCGCAGCGCTTGGTACTACAGACTTAAACGGTACAGACACATTTCGTGAAGGGTCACCTAAAGCGCGATAGCCTTTAATCTCGTTACCGGCATACTCACCAGTACGAACGGTCAACTTGATGCCCAGGTTTCCGCCAATCAGTTGGTCGGTGTCCGACACTTTACCCAAGCCAATGGCTCGCATGATTTCGCCAAGCTGCTGGCGTCCGATCTCCTCGGCCTTAGTGCTGGCGTTCTTGATGTTAAGGTTGCCAAACACCACCCGCCCTTGATGGCTCGGGCCAGTTATGGTGTACTTGCAGGCGATGTACTTGCCATCACCCGCTTTAGTTTCCTTGACCTCAGCACCCGTGATGGTGGCGTTATACCAACCCTCTAGAAGTGGTTCAAAGTTGTTGTTGCCAACGGGCAGCGTGTCTACGCAAAATTCTTCGTCTAAAAAAGCCATGATTATTCCTTAGTAATTGTGAAAGTGGGTCGTCCAGGTGTGGACGTAATTGCACCAAGCAAGGGCTGGGTTACAGCGTCAGCAGCCGCATTCCAAACCTTTGCATTGATTTCAGGCTTCCAGCGAAAGAGGCTGGACAAGTGTTCAGACAAGCCAGCTTCAGCAGCAAGCATTTGCAGCTTATCAGCGTCAATCTTCTTGTTAATACGGCCTTCCAACTTGATTTTGTAACCTTCAGCCTCGCAATGAAGTGTGCTATCCAAATCTTTAGGAACTGCAAGTTCTTTGCTAATCAAATCTT